ACGAAAGAAAATGGCGATGAAAAAGAATGGCGGTAAGATCGCTATGAAGAGTAAAGGTGGTCGTATTGCCATGAAAAGCAAAGGTGGTCGTATTGCCATGAAAAAGAAGGGCGGTACCGTTTATAAAAAGAAGGGCGGTAAGATCGCTATGAAAAATGGTGGAGTCGCAATGACTGTGGCAGCTGCAAAGAAGTTGCTCTTAAAGAACGGCTTTACAGTAACGAAGAAAAAGAAGTAATGAATGGCTTATTTACAAAGCAACATCCCACACTTCAAGTGTTGGGTGCGGAGAGAGTATACTCACAATCACGAGAAATATCATGGGGAATTTCTACACGCTATGGCGATTGCAGTTACAACCATGCCGAACAGATGTCTAAGTTTTCAAATCATCTTCACGGGTTGTGAGGTTGATGATGACGAGAACGAACCGAATGTACATGGAGGAGCGATGTGGGCGAGGATGCCTATAACAGCCTTGGCGGGGGACTTTGATTTTGAAGAGTTTCCAGAGCCGATGCCTACATACCTAGCACAGCCTTGGGATTGTGCCTCACATCACCATGCCGTATATACTTTGGATAGAGCAACACCGTGTCCTTGGTTAGCAAAGATAGGATCAGATTTTGTTCCCGCTAAATATTTGTTTACTGTGGATTACACGGAGAGTGAGATAGCAGATGACCCTGCACAGCACAAGCAGAGTCATGTTCTACAGTTATTAGAAGCAGGAAACTATACTGGTAATATCGTGGCATTGCCTAATAATCGTGTAAGGGTAACACATCCCGCCTGGTTTGAGACTGGAGAAGGTCCTCCAGATTTTAAACCCACTCAGCACATCCACTACTCAAAGTCTGACTTGGATTATGTATTGGACGTAAACCAAATTTTTGATAATATGTACGCAACGAATGAAGAGGACGAGTAAATGGCAACATCCAGTTCGAGAGATTTTGATCTTGACGTAGCTGAAATAATTGAAGAAGCGTATGAACGGTGCGGATTAGAAGTTCGCACTGGCTATGACGCTAAATCGGCAAGACGTTCTATGAATCTTATGTTTGCTGATTGGGCAAATAGAGGTCTTAATCTTTGGACTGTAACGCAAGCTACACAATCTCTTACATCTGGAACGGCAACATACACGTTTACCAGTAACTTTACGGATTTGTTAGATGTGGTTGTTAGAGATTCTAACAGCACTGACTTTTCTATCACAAGAATATCTAGGAGCGAGTATCTTAATATTCCTAATAAAACAACTACGGGCCGCCCAAGTCAGTTCTTCTACGATAGACAAGTAACGCCCACGATAAATCTATGGCCCACACCAAATTCATCTGATTTTACGTTGGTGTATTACTTTGTAAATAGAATACAAGATGCTGATACTTTACAGAATACGACAGACGCTCCTTTTCGTTTTCTACCTTGCATGGTAGCAGGTCTGGCGTACTATCTATCTTTAAAAAGATCTCCTGAAAGAACACAACTACTAAAAGTTGTGTACGAAGAAGAGTTCCAAAGAGCAGCAGATGAGGATGAAGATAGAGTTTCATTAAAGTTACAACCCAGTATTCAGTACTTGAGGACATAATGCCTAGATACGCATCAAATAAGAGAGCATACGCAATTTCAGATAGGTCTGGTTTTCGTTATCGCTTACGAGACATGCGTATGGAATGGAATGGTTCGTTGGTGGGAAAGGATGAATATGAGGCGAAACACCCTCAGTTAGACCCTTCTAGAATTATTGCTGATCCTCAAGCGTTACGCATATCAAGACCTGATACGGCAGAGGAGACGACTGCGTTTGTTGTTTATACAAACTCTGGTAATGGTATAATAGGGTTTAAAATGGATACTTTTGAGGCTACAACTAGCCTTGGAACGGTTACGGTGACAACATCATGAGCTTCACATTTGCAACATTAAAGACAGCAATACAAGATTATTCAGAAAATACTGAAACTACCTTTACCAATCATTTATCTGATTTCATAAAAGGAGCCGAAGAGCGTATATTTAAAACTGTTGACTTAGAGTTTTTTAGAAAGAATGTAACTGCAGCCACCACGTCCAGTAATAGGTTTCTTGCTGTTCCAAGTGATTATCTAGCCTCTTTTAGTTTGTCTGTCACGAGTTCAAGTAACAAGAGCTTCTTACTACAAAAAGACGTAAATTATGTGGAAGAGTATAATCCTAATTCGTCTACAACGGGATTGCCTCAATACTATGCTGTTTTTGATGTAGATAATTTTATCTTAGCTCCCACACCTGATCAAGCCTACTCCGTAGAGCTTCACTACTACTATAGACCAAACAGCTTAACGGCAGGGTCAGACTCTGGCACCACCTGGTTAAGTACAAATGCTCCCTTTGCTATGTTGTATGGTAGCTTGATTGAAGCGTATACCTTTATGAAAGGGGAGCCAGATGTTATGAAAATGTACAATGATCGTTTTGTAGAATCATTATTACGGTTAAAAGAGTACGGAGAGGCTCGTGAAAATGCCGATGCGTATAGAAGAGGACTACCAGAAAGGCCCAGAACATAATGCTTATGGAAATGAAAAAAGAACCAATTGTTGAGATACATACTACAGACAATCGAGGATTTACACCAGAAGAGGTGGCGAAGAGATGTGTAGATAAAATTGTTGAAGTAGGAGACAGTGCTCCTCCCGTCATACGCGACCAGGCGAGAGCGTTCAAGGATCATTTAGAGAAAGTTATAGCGTTTTACATGAAAGAGGCTATAAACTCTGATAGGGTAACAGTGTATAATGCAATTAAGGATGCGGGGTATGATAAGCTCGCAGAACATATAAGGAGAATGTAATGGCTTTTTCTGGTAACGCACTCTGCTCCACGTTTAAGAAGGAGTTATTAGAGGGCACACATAACTTTGCAAATGGTGGGAACTCTTTTAAGTTAGCTCTCTTTACTAATTCACAAGCAGGTAATGACAATCTTGGAGGTACAAGCACTACAATGGATGCCACAGTAACGGCATACTCAAGTTCTGCAGGTAACGAAGTTGGTAACTCTGGAGATTATTCTGCCGGTGGGGGTGCTTTAGGCAGTCAAGCCGTCAGTGGATCACAAACACAAACAACTGCTTTTGTTGACTTTGCCGACAAGACATATGGCTCGGCTACAATTACAGCAAGAGGAGCATTGATATATAATGACACAAATAGCGACAAAGCTGTGTGTATTCTAGATTTTGGATCAGACAAATCTTCTTCTTCTGGGAACTTTACAATAGTGTTTCCAAGTGCAAGCACAAGTGATGCAATAATAAGGATAGCATAATGGCGTTTGTAATAGCAGATAGAGTACGAGAGACAACCACTACTACAGGCACAGGTACTATTACTTTGGCAGGTGCAGTAACGAACTTTGAAACTTTTACATCTAATTTATCTAACTCTGATACAACCTATTATGCAATTGTTGACAACACCAATGGTGCTTTTGAGGTTGGTCTAGGAACATTTACAGCCTCTGGTACAACACTAGCACGATCTGTAATAGCGAGTTCTAACAGCAATAATCTGGTAAACTTTGGGGTAGGAACCAAAGATGTGTTTATCACAGTGCCTGCCAGTAAGATGGTGGTTGAAGATGGCAGTAATAATGTTGCCATAGGAGGAACAGTTACAGCTACAGCTTTTAGTGGTAGTGGTGCAAGTCTTACAGGTGTTGATGTCGTAAACGATACGTCACCACAGCTTGGTGGCAATTTAGACTTAAATGGTAACGACATTGTAACGACATCAAATGCAGACTTAGAATTAGCTCCAAACGGAACAGGACACGTTACAGTCAAAGGGAATACCAATCAGGGAGCCATACAGTTCAACTGTGAAGCCAACAGTCATGGTCAGATAGTAACGGCAGCCCCTCACTCAGAGAGTGCTAATAATACACTAACCTTACCTAGCACAGGGGGTAACGCTCGTTTAGTGTCAACATCCTCAACGGCTACGCTTACAAACAAAACCTTTGGCGATAACGTAAGTTTTGGTGACAATAATATCACAAACGTGGGCGATATAGCTGTTGATTCTATTAGTGCAGATGGAACGGATATAAATGTAGCAGTGTCCGATAATTCAGCTACAGCGTTTACAATAAAACAAGGGTCAGACAACTATTTGGTTGTGGATACAGGAGACGGTGGTGAGTCTGTAGCGATAGGGACAGGCATATCAGGAACTGCTATTACTCTTGGACACAGCACATCTGAAGTAACGGTGGCAGACAACCTAACTGTAACAGGTGATTTAACTGTAAGTGGTACAACTACTACAGTAAACTCAACCACTGTGAATCTAAATGACCACAACCTTGTATTAGATAGCGGAAACAGCACATCCGCTGTGGTGAATGGAGCAGGGATAACAATAGAAGGTGGTAGTGGCGATGATGCTACATTCAGCTATAATACCACTGGTCCTAAGTTTGAGTTGAAGTTAGGTTCTAATCATGAAACCTTGCAAGTAGACCAACTAATCGCAAATTCCTTAGATATTGAAAATGACGTAGATATTAACGGTAACATGGAAGCTGATACCATGACATTAAATGGTGCATCAATTACAACAACAGCAACACTTTCAACAGGTATATCAAATGGAAATGTTTTGGTTGCGACTAGCGGAGTTGCCGATGATGACTTTCTTCGAGTAAATGGAACGAGCATTGAGGGCAGAAGTGCATCAGAAGTTGCTGATGATATAGGAGCAGCCACTAAAGGCTTCGCTACAGCGATGGCTATAGCATTGTAAAGGAGGATAGATGGCACAAGATTTTGAAAGAGCAGTAGCAAAAGACAGCACTAGCGATATCAATATAGGAACCACAGCAAGAGCAGTGTTTGACTCTGATTCTGACGATGCCATTGTAGGAATAAGAATGGCAAATATTCTTACCTCGCAGATAACTGTGGATTGTTTTGTAAGAACAGCAGCAGCAGGTGGTAGTGACTTAGATGTATATTTAATAAAGAACGCACCCATTCCCTCTGGATCAAGTTTAGAGTTGATAGATGGTGGCAGTAAAATAGTTTTACAGAACGGTGACCAGTTATTTGTACAGTCAAACACGGATGCGTCTTTGAATTGTTACGTTAGCTTTGTGGATGCCATTAGCACATAGGAGGAGTTATGCCATATATTGGTAGTCAAGTTGGTTCTAGTTTTTCATCAAGACCTGCCACGCAGGAGTTTAACGGAGATAACTCTACAACGGTCTTTACGTTAAACCAGACTGTTAATCAAGAAGACATAGTAGTCAGCGTTGACGGTGTGATACAAGAGAGTGTAGACGCATTTACTGTACCAAATGGTACAAGCCTTACGTTTACAGAAGCTCCATCAACTGGCACAGGTAATATCTTTGTTATCTATCTTGGTGCTACGGATACAAGTATTACGATACCCACACAGAACAAAGGCACATTTAAGAACGGTGGTATGTTTAGAACCAATGCTCAGACACTTGATGTGAATACAACAATAGAAGCGACAGAAAATGCTAACGTCACAGGGCCGTTGACCATAGCAAGTGGTATTACTCTGACGATAAACTCTGGAGGAAACGTAGCAATACTATGAGCAATCTTCTAGTACAAAACATAAAGCATACGAATAATACTACGGCTCAGACCATAGATACATCAGGTAGAACCACGGCTGTATTAAATAACGATACTACTTATCGTTCTGACAGTGGAGCAGTTACACAGAATCTTGTGCAGGGTTTATGTAAGGCTTGGAACTTTATATCAGATGCAGATGCAGGTACAATAGTTCAAGGGGACTCATTAAACACAAGCAGTGCGATAGACAATGGAACTGGTCTGTTTAGATTCCCTTTAACAAACTCAATGGCAAATACTAATTATCTACACGTTGGGAACCCCTCAGGGTCAACATCTAATTATACAACGGTTGCTTTAAGAGATTTAGCACAACAAAATAGTATAGTTGGAAGAACAACAGCTAGTTTTGCTATTAGATGTAGAAACAGTACTAATAGTGATGACGATGTAGCAGAAGTGGGCATGGGTCTTGTAGGAGACTTGGCATAATGGCAACTCTCAAAACAAACACACTCACAGGCACATCAACAGCAGGGTCTATTGCCGTCACAGGAGAGGGTAACTCTACAACTACCAACTTACAGCAGGGGTTGGTAAAAGCATGGAGTACAGCAAGTCAACCCGGAACAGTAGAGGACTCTTTTAACATATCAAGTCAAGGTGATGGTGGAACAGGAGACTTTGAAAATAATCTTACTAATAATATGAACAGTACTAGTGGTTGTCCTACTGGTGGCTGTCTAGCTAATGATTTTTCTGCTTTTGAAAATGTAACAACAAGTTTAATAAATCAACGTATGATTTCAAGGGCTGATAGTCTTGCTTTTACAGATGAGAGAACATATTTTCATCTAACAGGAGACTTGGCATGAGTACACTAAGAACAAATGCCCTAGAGGGAGTAGACGCAAAGAACAGCATCACTATTGTTGC